AGTTACTCTTTGGAGACCTAAAAGCTATACTCGCAAAGAATGGTATAAGGAGTTTTTCTCTAGGTGTTTAACTTATCTTGAGAATGGGGGTGTAGTCAAATATTCTTATAAACCTACAAGCCAGAAGTTTACTTATATTCCTTTGCCTAAAGATTTAATCGAAGCTATTCTTGCTTATAGACCTACTGGTGTTAAAAAATATTATTTTATCGCTTGTCTTGTTGATACTATGTTGGAAAGAGACCGTAAGTAATTATTCAATCATTTAATCGGAAGGTGTTTATGGTTGATACTCTATTTGCTTTAGTCAAGCAGGGCTTTAATGTTATCCCTGTTAATGATAATAAAAAACCTGTTATCCCTTATTGGCGAAAGTTCCAAACTGATCCTATAGATGATAACACATTAAAAAATTTAGGTGAAATTTGTAAAAAAAGTGCCGCAGGAATTGCTGTTATTACGGGCTTTAATAATATCGAATGTATCGATTTTGATAACAAAAAAGGCAATTCTCCTGAAATATATAAAATCGTTGAGGAAATTATTAGTACTGGAATTCCTTTATATGTTGAGAATACAAAAACAAATGGGGTACATATTCTCTATCGTTGTGATGTGGTCGGTAAGAACCAAAAATTAGCGGGGAAACTTGTCGGTGATGAAATTGAATATTTCATTGAAACTCGTGGGCACGGGGGATATGTTATTGTTGCTCCTTCAAATGGCTATGTCTCTTTTGCTGGTTGTGATATTACTAATATTCCTACTATTACTCCTGAACAAAGAGATGATATCTTAGCTATTTGTAAATCATACAATACTATTAAGAAAAAAATTACTAAGGAACATTTAAACGATTTTGATGTTCCTGTTGAATTTGCTAAAAATATTCTTATTGAGGCTGGGTGGAAATATGCTGGTAAAAGGGATGAATATGAAAATTATACTAGGCCTAATAAGTCTTCTGGTGTGTCTGCTGGTTGGGATGCTAAAGGGCGCTGGATTGTGTTTACTACTCAAACAGTTTTTGAAAATGATAGGAGTTATTCTCCTTATGAGGTGGTGCTATATCAAAAGTTCAATGGAAATAAATCAGAATGTGATAAATTCTTAGCTGAGAATGGTTTTGCTGCAAAAAAGGGTGAATTCTGGACTGTTACTGATAAAAAAGTATCTATCGAGGAACATAAACTGGTTAACTTTATTGCTAATAATAATTTTGCTAAATATGCTTACAAAACTAATAATGATACTATCTATAGATATGTAAAACTTGACGGGCATATTGTGAGCTTTGTCACTCCTACTGATATTACTGACTTTGTCTATGAGTATTTGAAAGAAAATGCACCTGCTGAGGTTTGTAATATCTTTGTTAAAAAGATTATGCACTTCCAAAGTAATCCTTTCTTGAGTTTAATCCCTACTTTCAACGGTAAGTTTGTTGAGGATACTAGGGATAAGGCGTTCTTTTTCTATACGAATTGTTGGGTTTCTGTTACCGATGAGGGTATTACATCCTTTAGCTATTCTGAACTCGAAGGTTACATTTGGAAAACGCAAATTATTAATCGTACTTATAATTTTGTACCTGTTGACCGCAACTTTTCTTTCTTTAGGTTCATTAGGCTTATTGCTAATAATGATCTTGATAGAGTTTATACTATTTTTACAACTATTGGCTATATGCTCCACCGTTATAAAGACCCAAGTCTTGCTAAGATGATTGTGCTAACTGATGAAGGCGATGCTGACGATGATGTGTTTACTCCACGTGGTAGGAGTGGGAAGTCTTTGCTTTTTGAACTTGCGCTGGGTAAGATGCGCAATCTTGCTAAACTTGATGGTAAAGATTTTAATTTCGATAGACCATTCGCTTTTCAAACGATTGATATTGATACTAATATTGTTCTTATCGATGATATTAAACGTAATTTCAAAGTTGAAAGTATGTTCTCTAAAATTACTAATTCTCTACTTGTTGAGAAAAAAGGTAAAACTGCTTATGTTATTCCTTTTGAACAGTCACCTAAATTCGCTCTTACTTCTAATTATCCTGTCTATACCGATAGTGTTTCTGCTAAAAGTAGAATTATCATTGTCGAATTGAATAATTATTTTAATGAAGTTAGAACTCCTAAAAGTGAGTTCGGCGAGGTTTTCTTTACTGATTGGGATACTACTAAATGGAATATGTTTGATACTCTTATGCTTTTCTGTGTGCAAGTATATTTGAAAGAAGGGATTACAGAATACCAAAGGATCAACCACGAAACTAAAGAATTCCTTGCTATGTATGGGGAGGAGTTTGTTAATTGGATACGTGATTTTATCCTTGAACAATCCCACGATGGGATGCTTAATAGTATTGAGTTTTATGTGGATGATGCTATCAAGAGCTATAATGAATATATGCGTAATCTGGGCTCTAATAATCGTAATCCTATGAATATTAGGAAAATGAAGCAAGGTTTTAAAAAATTAGCTAGTCTTGATGGACACCAATTTAAGGATAAAAGAGTTTCTAAATATAAGGGACATAAAATTTGGATTAATCTTAATCCTAAAAGTATTAAAGATAAAACTATTGATGATCTTTCTGGAGGTTGAATGAAACTTAGGGATTATCAAATTGACCTTGTAGATAAGGCTTTTGATATTGTTTCTAAACATTCTTTTGTTTACCTTGCTCTTGAGGTACGTGTCGGGAAAACTATTATTTCTCTTTCTGTTGCTGATAGACTTAAAGCTAAGAATGTTTTGTTTATTACAAAAAAGAAAGCTATTTCTAGTATTCTTAAAGATTTTAATAATGCTGGATTTAATTATAATTTGGTGGTTATTAATTATGAAAGTGTTCATAAAGTTGATGGCTCTTTCGATGTTGTTATTGTGGATGAGGCTCATTCTTTGGGGGCGTTTCCTAAGCCTTCACAACGGACTAAGAATATTTCTAATGTGATTGGGAACGCTTTTGTGCTTTTCCTTTCTGGTACTCCTACTCCTGAGAGTTATTCACAGTTCTATCACCAATTTTTTATTTTAGGTAGACGTTCTCCTTTTTCTCAATTTAGGAATTTCTACCGCTGGGCTGATGTGTTTGTTAAAAAGGAAATTATCCAACTCAACGGGCGGTCTATTACTAAATATAATAATGCTAATTTCAAACTTATTGAGCCTTATGTTAAGCCTTATATTCTTACCTTTACTCAAAAACAAGCTGGTTTTGCTTCTGAAGTGTCTGAAAACATTCTATTTGTTAAACAAGATGATTTTATTGCTTACTTGTTGAGAAATCTCAAAAAAAATAATTATATTTGTATAAATCATAATGGTAAGACTTATGAGGTTACTTGTGATAGCCCAACTACTAAAATGAGTAAGTATCACCAAATCTGTAGTGGGACGGTTATTACTGATGATGGTTCTTATTTGGTGCTTTCTTATGCTAAGGCTCTTAAAATTAAAGAAACTTTTGCTGGGGCTAAAATTGCTATTTTCTATGTGTACCAAGCTGAATTTAATGCTATTGCTGATGTGTTCGGTTATGATAATATTACTTCTGATCCTATGGTATTTAATAGCCGTGATGATAAAATTTTTGTTTCGCAAGTTAAAGCTGGAGCTAACGGGATTAATATTTCTTCTGCTGATTATTTGTTGTTCTATAATATCAATTTCTCTGCTGAAACTTATTGGCAAGCTCGGGCTAGAATTCAAAATATTGATAGAGTGGAAAGTAAAGTTGTTTGGGTATTCTCTACTGATGGCTTTGAACAAGAAATTTATAATACTGTTCTGGATAAAAAAACTTTTACTACTAAACATTTTAGGGCTTTTAATGTTAGAGAAAATTTTACAAAAGAAAATTTTGAATTATTTAAAAGCTGAAAATATTTATGCTGTTAAGGTTGTTGCCGCTAATAAGGCTGGCGTTCCTGATATCTTGGCGTGTGTCGATGGTAAGTTCGTTGCTCTTGAGGTTAAGGCTAATTCTAAACTCTCTATCCTACAAGCTAATAATCTCAAGGCTATCGAACTTGCTGGAGGGCTGGCGGCTGTGGTTAAATCCGTTGATGATGTGATGTCTATTGTGAAACAATGTAGGAGGTAATATGCCAAAACCTTTGGTGATTACTAAGGAGGATATCGAAAATTATATCCGTGCTAATCCCGGGGCTACTTTGAAAAGTATAGCTAAAGCGTTCAATATGGGAATGACTTCTGCTAAAAAATATGTTGAGAAATTCGGGCTTAGAGATCTTTTCGAAATGAATAAGACGTTTAGGAATAGTACTGGGATGAACCTTCTTATTAAGAAAGATCACCTTATAAGTGTGATTAATAGTTATCAATATTGTACTAAAACTATGCTGGCTAAACATTATGGGGTGAATATTAAGACTATTCTTAGCTATCTTGATAAATATGGGCTGAATGATTTGATGGAGCAAAAACGTGAAGAAATTATTGATTTTGCTGAAAGTCAACTAATTAAGAAAATTTCTGATGGCGACACTACTGCTATTATTTTCTTTTTGAAAACTATTGGTAGGAATAGAGGCTATTCTGAAAAGGCTAACAACCAACTGGCTGAGAATATGATTATTATTAATAACGACTTGAGGTCACATAATGCCGATAATTCTGAACATATCTGATGTAGTTGGCAAGGGTTACGATGTGTTTTGGAACACAAAAAAACGTTATAGGATTGTTATTGGCGGGAGAGCTTCTAAAAAGTCTACTACAACGGCTCTGTGGTACATTGTGCATATGATGCAATTTAAGGAGGCTAATACTCTTGTCGTTAGACGTTATTATTCTACTCATAAGGATAGTACTTTTGCCCAGCTTAAGTGGGCTATTAGACGGCTCGGTGTTGAACACCTTTGGATGGCTAAACTTTCTCCTTTGGAATTGATTTATAAGCCAACTGGGCAAAAAATTATTTTTAGAGGCTTGGATGATCCGCTTTCGCTTACTTCTCTTACTGTCGAACAAGGCGTGCTTTGCTGGGTCTGGTTCGAGGAGTTGTTCCAAGTTGAAAAGGAGGAGGATTTTGATACTGTCGATTTGTCTATTCGTGGTCAAGTCAAGCCTCCTTTGTTTAAACAAATTACTGGGACACTTAATCCTTACCACGAAAAACACTGGGTGAAAAAACGGTTCTTCGATAATCCTAATGATAATGTGTTTACCGCTGTTACTAATTATACTTGTAATGAGTTCTTGGATGAGGCGGATATTAAAGTGTTCGAAACTATGAAGATTGAAAATCCTGCAAGGTATAGAGTTGAAGGATTAGGCGAGTGGGGGCAGTCTTATGGTAATGTGTTTGAGAAATGGTATATTGAAGATTTCAGTGTTGAGGATGTAATAGCTAAATATCCTAATGTAAAAGCTGTGTTTGGGCTCGATTTCGGTTATGTTACTGATCCAACTGCTTTTGTTGCGGCTTTGGTTGATACTTCTACTAAAAATATTTGGATTTTTGATGAACATTACCAAAAAGGGATGACTAATGAAATGATTTACCAAATGATTGCAAGGAAAAACTTCACTAAAGAACGTATTATAGCTGATAGTGCTGAAGCTAAATCTATTGACCATTTGCGATGGCTCGGGCTATCAAGAATTACTAAAAGTCAAAAAGGACGGGGGAGTGTTATGACTGGGATTAATTATCTTAGAGAGTTTAATATTTATGTAAGACCTACACTGACTAATACAATATTAGAACTATCAAACTATTCCCTTAAAGATGGCAAACCTATTGATGAGTTTAACCATATCGTCGATGCTCTAAGGTATGCTGTCGAAGGGTTAGCAAATAATTCAAAAACTAAAGCAATAATTTTATGAGGTATATTATGAAAGCTAAAATTATTAAATCTGCCACTCCTGATGTTCCTAGTGCTACGCCTGTCTTTGCTGGCAATATTTCGCCAAGTGTTGATTTTAAGCTGTTAGCCGCCGCTTCTAAAAAGAATGGCTATCATATGGCTTGTATTGCTACTAAGGTTTATCTTAGCGCTCCTTCTTTTAATCTTGTCGGGGATGAGAATGCTGACAATATTAAGAAGGCACTGGAACAACAACATTACCAACTTTTCCAAGCTACGTTTCTTAATACTCTGCAACGGATTATTCAAGATTACGTGATTTTTGGGAATGCTTTCTTCGGGATTATACGGGCTAAGAATAAAAAGGTTCTTAGTATTTTCCATATTCCTGCTATTATGTGCTCTTTAGAAAGTAAAGATAATATGTTGATACTTAAACAACAATACATTGGTAAAAAACAAACTTATTATCCGTTTAATAGTAAAGAGGGACTGAAAGGGTTAGAGTATATCCATGTCAAGAATTACGATGTTGAAAATCCCTACTATGGCACACCTGATTATGTCGGTGCTATCCCTGCAATTTCTTTGGATGAGAATTCTAAACAATACAATATTGCTAATTTTAATAATAACGGGATACCTGCCGCTGTTATTAGCCACTATGGTGGGGATTTAGATAATGCAACTAAAGACGAAATTAAAGACTTCTTCAACAATGAGTTCAAAGGAATTGAAAATCAAGGTAGAGTTCTACTCCTTACTACGGATAATCCTGAAGAAAAAATTGATATTAAAACTTTTGATAAAGAGAAAGAGGCTTCATATAGAGGGTTAAGAAATGATAATAGAGATGAAATTTTAGCGGCTCATAGAGTACCTTCTTCACTTCTTATCAAAGTTGCTGGTTCTTTAGGTAATAAAGAAAAAGATGATATTAAAATATTTATGAGAACTGTTGTCGAACCAATACAAGAGAGTATCGAAAATCCGTTGAATTATCTAATCCTTCCTGCTATGGGCTACGAAAATTATAAAATAGAACTTGGAGAATTAGACTTCGATAGCGCAGCTGACAATTCCGAGTTTTTCACTAAGATGATAAGTAGTAATGTTTTAGACCCTGAAGAGGTAAGAGCTGAATTAGGCTATCCACCACGTAGCACTGAGAATTCTAACGTTGCTAAGTTAGCCAATACTTTAGAAAATATTAAAAAATCTATAATCAACGGAGTTTAGTATGTGTCAATACAACAAACTTGATTTGTTAGCTGGTGAGATATTATATTATCTTGAGAAAGCTAATAAGTATGAGAAATTAGCGGCTAAAGTCTACCAAATGCTTGAGGATGCGTGGCAACAAAAATCGGCTGATGCAGTTGTGGATGTTTACCATTTTCTAATGCAAAATAAAGGTAGTATCACAGACAAGGAATTAGAACACTTAATGCAAATCCTTGACTACTACTTAGGAGAGTTACTCGCAGAGGATCTCAAGATGCCAATGTATAATATTGCTTTGAACACTTACAAGCTACCATATAATGAATTAGGCGTAAAATTTGTCTTCCACAAGAAGAATTTAGAGGTTCTAAAGTGGCTCAAAGAAACAGATAATTATTTTATACGGGATTTTTTCAATTCCCAACTCTCAGATAAAATTAAAAGCTCACTTATTGAAATTGTTTCTGAAGGTGCACCACGTACGCAGGCGGCGGCAAGGTTACGTGATACACTCACAACACAACTTACGCCAAAAACTACAACGCTAAACGTTAGGCAATACTTCGGTGGTGTGGCTAATAACTTTATCACAAGAGCTAGGAGTTTCTCACAAGTTCAAGCATACGTTGAAGCAGGTGTCACCAAATATCAAATATCAGCAGTTATTGACGACAGAACTTCGGAAATTTGTAGACAAATGGACGGGAAAGTGTTCGAGTTAGAGGAGGGGCTGAAACTTCGTGACAAGTATATAAGCACACCTGCAAACAAAATCAAAGACACTTTAGGCTGGGTTAAACCTGACAATATTGACAAGACACTAAAGTATAAACTATCTCTACCACCATACCACTTCAACTGTAGAACAAGAACAATAATATATAGAGACTGACAAGGTCTCTATTTTCTTTTATAAATCTATTAGAGCACTTATACTGGCTTTTTCCCGCCGGCTGGTAGTTTTATACCACCAGTTTGGATAAACAACGTATAGCTCATTTTTTTATATCCCAACAAGAATATGAGATACCATATTCGGTTGGGCTATATATATAAAAAAAAG